AGCGAGTATCATTTTTAATGAGAAATGCAAGATTGCTTTAAGGAATCCTGACGATGAAGAATCAGACAGTTTAAAAGAAGCAAATACGTTCTTGGCGAAAACACTGTATAACAATAATTTTTATAATCTTCTTGAACTGAATCTTGAAAAAGGAATTGCTTCCGGTGGATTTGCTATGCGTCCTTATATTGATGGAGATAAAATCAAAATCTCTTGGATCAGAGCAGATCAGTTTTATCCTTTGCGTTCTAACACAAATGAAATTAGCGAATGTGCAATTGCTACTAGGTCAGTTCAAACAGAAAATGATAAAAATTATTACTACACGTTGTTAGAATTCCATGAGTGGGTAAATGGGAAGTACATTATTTCTAATGAGCTTTATAAGTCAGAATTGGAAAGTTCTGTCGGTAAACAAGTACCATTAGAAACTTTATATCCTGATTTAGCAGAGGAAGTCACCTTAGAAGGATTGGGACGTCCTCTTTTTGTTTACTTCAGAACACCTGGTGCAAACAATAAATCTCTAGAAAGTCCGTTAGGCGTTGGAATCGTTGATAATGCAAAAGAAATCTTAGATACCATCAACAATACTCATGACCAATTTGCTTGGGAAATTCAAATGGGGCAAAGGCGCGTCGTGGTTCCCGCTGAGTTTCTCAAAACGGATGAAGCCCATCCCCCAATGTTTGATAGTGATCAAAATGTATTTGTAGGGATGTATGGGTCAGAAAATGCTGGAATAAAAGATATTACTACGGCAATACGAACAGTTCAGTATAAAGATGCCATTGATCATTGGATTAAAGAGTTTGAGGTACAAGTAGGGCTATCAGTTGGTTCAATGAGCTACGCTGATGATGGTTTAAAAACAGCAACTGAAATCGTCTCTAACAACTCAATGACGTATCAAACACGTTCTAGTTATTTGACAATGGTTGAAAAAGCCATTAATGAATTAGTCCATTCGATTTTTGAATTGGCAGGTTATGCAGAACTCAATTCAACTGGAAAACCATTGTTTGAAATAAATTACGATGATTATAAAGTCGATATCAGTTTTGAAGATGGTATTTTTGTCAACCAAGATAAACAACAAGAAGATGATTTAAAAGCTGTGGTTGCTGGCGTAATGCCAAAGAAACAGTTTCTTATCCGTAATTACAATCTAAGTGATCAGGAATTAAAAGAATGGTTGGATGACTTGAAAGAGGAAATGCCTGAATCAGGATCAACCGAACGTCGTAGTCAAGATGCGTTATTCGATTTAGGTGATTAATTATGATTACACCAGAAAAAATGCAAAAGACCGCAAACTCAATTATCAATATCTATTCAGAACTAGAAGACCGAATCTTTACCATTATAATCAAAGCCTTAAAACATTCTCGTTTTCAAGATGTAGCTAAAGAAGACGTGCTTTTGTGGCAAGTAAATCAACTTTCTAAAATGGGTACACTGAACGATAAAGTTATTGATTTGTTAGCAAGTTATACTGGCGAAACACAAGAAGCAATCGAACAATTAATCAAAGGTAACGGCGTAAAAGTAGTTAATGAAATTGATCGAGAGTTAGAACGAATGGTCCATAAAAGTGTTCCTGTATCTGACGACGTAAACAAAATTCTAGACTCTTTGATTCGTCAAACGTTCAAAGATTTAAACAACAATGTCAATCAAACGTTAATCACTACGAATTTCAACGAGAATGCTGTAATGCGAGCCTATCAAGCAATTCTTAAACAATCTACCCTAGAATCTATGACGGGGCTTAAAACGCATGAGAAGGCCGTAAAAGATAATGTTTATAAAATGGTGGATATGGGAATTAAGTCAGGGTTTGTTGATAAAGCAGGTCATGAATGGTCGATGGAAGCTTACTCGAGAACAGTGATTCAATCTACCTCACACAGAACGTTTAACGATCTTCGTTTGAAACGAATGGAGGACTTCGATTGTGTCACTGCATTAATGAGTAGTCACCCATCTGCTAGAAAAGCATGTGCAACGATACAAGGGGATTGGGTATTAGTTGTGCCAAAGAACAAAGCACCTGATGAATTTAAACATTTGCCTTCTATCTATGATCATGGTTATGGCGATCCAGATGGCACCCAGGGAATTAATTGTAAGCATATCCTTTATCCCGGAAGGCCAGACATTAATACAAACAACCAACCTCAATATGACGCTGACGAAGCGCAAGAAAATGCGGATATCCAACAAAAGCAACGAAAGCTCGAGCGTGATATCCGTTATCAGAAGAAACGAATGAATGCTGCATTAGAGCTAGAAGATCCCGAAACTATGCAAATGTGCAAACAAGTGATTGCTAACAAACAGAAACAGTTAAGAGAACTCATTAATGAACATGACTTCTTAGTTCGAGACTACAGCAGAGAACAAGTACAAAGTTAATAATTTTAGGCTTAGCAATCGCTAGTCTTTTTATTTTGCCCCGAATACGGCGTTAAACTGTTCAATCCATCGAGGGCGTAGCCTCGTTAAACAACGAAAGGATGAATGAAATGAAACGTGAAGAACTGAAAGAACTTGGCTTAACTGATGAACAGATTGGATCAATTATGGCTTTGCACGGTGTGACTGTGAACGAATTGAATAGTCGGGTGTCTACCGCGGAACAACAGGCCACTCAATATCAAGAACAGTTAGAGAAAAACCAAAATGAGCTGAATGATTTCAAAGCAAATGCTAAAGGAAATGAAGATCTTACTAAGCAGTTAGAGGATTTACAATCTAAGTTCGATGAAACGAAGACGAGTTCTGAACAACAAATTGCTGATCTTAAAAAATCATCAGCGATTGACTTGGCTCTAACACAAGCTGGAGCTAAAAACATTAAGGCTGCTAAAGCCTTGCTAGACAGCGAATCATTGGAACTGACAGACGAAGGATTAAAAGGATTAGATGAACAACTGGTCGTACTCAAAGAGAGCGACGGTTATTTATTTGGCTCAAATGAACCTGTTCCGCCCAATCCAGAAGGTAAAAAAGCTACTTTCTGGGGCAATCCTAGTTCTGGCCAGAATGTGGAAGAAGATGTGTTCGCTAAAGCATTAGGAGTTTTACCAAACAAAAATTAAATTTGGAGGGAATAAAATATGGCAATTAATTACATTACAAAAGACAATGGGATTTTCGATCAGAAGATCACTCAAGGATTGTTGACGACGATCTTAGGTATTCCACAAGTTGAATTTGTGAACGGTGGTAAATCATTTACATTAACGACTATTTCAACTTCTGGTTTGAAATACCATACACGTAACAAGGGATTCAACAGCGGTACTTATGGAAATGACAAAAAAGTTTACACAATGGGTCAAGATCGAGACGTTGAATTTTACATCGATAAACAAGACGTTGATGAAACGAATCAAGACTTAGCTGTAGCTAAAATTTCAAATGTATTTATCACTGAACACGTTCAACCAGAAATCGATGCGTATCGTTTTTCTACTTTAGCTTTAGGAGCAGGAAATGCTAAAGAAGAAACAATTACTGAAAAGAATGCTTATTCAGCCATTAAAGCTGCAATTTTACCAGCTCGTAAATTTGGACCACAAAATTTAGTAGCGTTCGTATCAACGACCGTAATGGATGCATTAGAACGTTCTTCAGAATTTACTCGTAATATCACTAATCAAAATGTTGGGCAAACGGCACTAGAATCTCGGGTAACTTCTCTTGATGGTGTGTTATTGGTCGAAGTTTGGGACGATACTCGTTTCAAAACTAAGTTCGATTTCACTGATGGCTACGCTGCTGCCGCTGATGCAAAAGACATCAATATCTTAGTTGTCGCTAAACAAGCAGTTATCCCCGTGGTTAAAGAAAACACCGTCTTCTTGTTTGCGCCAGGCGAACATTCACAAGGTGATGGCTACTTATATCAAAACCGCTTATACCACGACTGCTTTATCAAAGAACAACAAAAAGAAGGTGTATCTGTCTCTTTGGCCCCAAAAGGATAGCCCCATCCGGCGTAACTTTGAATAAAACAACAGCTACGCTAACGGTGGGAGCAACAGAAACATTGTCTGCTACTGTATCACCAGAAACGGCAACTGATAAATCAGTCAAATTTACCTCTAGCGATGAAACAATTGCAACAGTAACGCCAGTGCAAGGAAAGGTTACTGCTATTAAAGTAGGAGCTACGACGGTCACAGCGAAAACCGTAAATGGTAAAACTGCTACGTGTGAAGTCACGGTAACCGCAGCAAGCGAAGGATAGCTACTAAACTATCCTTTTTAATTGAAAGGAGGCAGTTATGAGCTATCTTACGCACGATGAATATTTAAAATCAGGATTCAACAAAGTATCAGTTTCGGAGTTTGATGACTTAGAAAAATGTGCTGCACGTCAGCTTAATCGAGTGACAGGCGATTTTTACATGAGACATTCTTTAACTGATGACACGTTCAAATATCGAGTGGATAAGTTCAAAATCGCAATGGCTGTCCAAATTGAATATTTGAAGTCAGTTGGAGTTACTTCGTTATCAGACTTACTAAATGCTTCCCCTTCAAGTGTCAGCGTTGGTCGTATGCGTATTGAATCTGGAAGCACGAATGCAGCAACAGTTGGCAGAACGATGGTTGCAACAGAGGCTTATAACGAGTTGATCTATACAGGACTTCTTTACAAGGGAGTTGACTATCGATGATTCCTTTAATGCCAAAAGAACTTTGTAACCAGTCAATTACTTTGAGGCTGCTAGATGGTCATGACAAATGGCAAAAACCTGTCTTTTCTGAACCAATCACGATTAATCATATGATCTTTCAACCTCAAACAGTGTACAGCGGTAGTAATAATAATCGGCAAGTGGTAGCCAACGCTATCGCTTTTTTGTTTGCTGGAGTATCTGATCCGATGCCAGTGATTAATAAAAATCATGTTGGGTCAAAGATTGACTTTGAAGGTGAGACTTACACTATCACGACGATCGTAGATAACCGTAATCCATACAGTAACGAAGTCTACTCGTATGAGTTGGAGGTGCTGTAATGCTACATGTGAAAGTCAAAAAAAACGGTGTAGATCGTAAGTTGTCAGTGATGAACATCAATTCAGCACTGTACTATATGACTGCTCAGATGCATCCAGACATGAACCTATATGCGCCAAAACGGCAAGGACATTTAAGAGACAAATCATTTGTTAACAAGAACCGAATCACATATACCGTTCCTTACGCTAAACCTCAATTTAGAGGGATCGTCAATGGTAGTAGAGTTAAGAATTATACAACGCCAGGGACAAGCCGACGTTGGGACCTCAGAGCAAAAGCTAATCATATGGATAGTTGGCGTAGGGCATTTATCAAAGGAGGAAACTTGTAATGGATTTATGGGAACGATTATCTGACTCGATAGATTCTATTCAAGGCCTTCCAATGCCATGCTCGATGGGATTTCTAAACGGTGAAGATACACTTTGCGTTTATTCTATGCCGGGTAGCCGAACAGTAGAAGAATACTTTGACGGTACGAAAGAGCGTGAAATGCTTTACGAAGTAGGATTTAATACAAAAGATCAAGAAAAAGCCAACAAAACATTATGGCTTATATCAAATCATTTAGACGAGCTTTCAACTCTAGCATCAGAGGATGGGAGTTTCGTCTTTTTAGGTATCGAAATAAGCGAGACACCTTTTGTAAGCGAACAGGACACTCAAGGGAACTCAACTTATTTATTAGGTATCAAAATCACCATTCATCAATTCAAAAATTAGGAGGAAATTTAAATGGCAGAAAATAGTAAAGAATTTTTACTAAACTTTAAAAACAAATTGGAAATTGATACTTCAGGAAATACAGATTTAGATCAAATCGCATCGGCTAAATTCGCACCATTAGCAGCAGGGATCACAACTATTACTCCAGCTGCAGCGGACACTACAGATGCATCCCCTTACTACGATGGAGAAGGATTCACTGATTCCACTGTAACTGGTAAAAATATCACGTTCCAAGTTGCGGGACACCGTGTATTTGGAGATCCAGCTCAAGATTATGTAGCGTCTAAATTCTTGTCAATCGGAGATGAATTACGCACGTTAGCACAATGGACTGATGCCAAAGGGAATAAGGTTCAAGCTGTTGTTACATTGACATCTATCGTGCCATTTGGTGGTGCAGCTAATGCTAAACAAACGTTCAGCTTCACAATGGCATTCAACGGCAAGCCAAAATCGGTAGCAGCGGGGGAGTGATTAGCCCCACAAGCGTAACGCTTAATAAAACAACGTTATCACTTGTTGTCGGGGCAACAGAAACTCTTGTGGCAACAATTTTACCAGCAAATGCTACAAGTAAAAATGTGACATGGTCATCTAGTGATTCAACCATAGCTACGGTTGATACCAAAGGGAAGGTTGTGGCTGTTAAAGCCGGAACTACGGAAATTACAGTTAACACAGCAGATGGTAACAAGAGTGCTAAATGTACTTTAACAGTTACTGAATCATAAAATTAGAATGATTAGAGCAGGTCACCCGCTATTATGGTTACCTGCTCTTTTAATATTGGAGGAAAAACAATGGCTATCAATAATGTAATTGACTTAGATGCAAAATTATCACTAACTAAATCCGTAAAAATTGCAGGCAAAGTATATGAAATCACTATTTCTGATGAGGTTGATCAAGCTTTGATGGATTTAACTAGTGTAGATGTCCCATCGCAATTAGAACACCTGACAGAAAAAGCAGAGAAATTGGAAGATTTAGAAGACAAATCAACTGATAAATATAAAGAGTTTATTCGCCTAGAAGTTGCTACATTGAAAGATCGTTCAATCGCTGCACTAGATAAAGTGTTGGGAGAAGGAGAAGGAACCCGTGTATATAAGAGTTACGGAAATAGTACAAAGGCATTATTAACTGTCATTGGTTTATTGCAAAAAGAGTTGGGTGAATTGATGATTGAACGTAAAAAAACCGCTGATAACTATTACAAAAACAAACATAAAAAGAAGTGATATAGATGTTTGATTTAGTTGAGGATTTAGAAAATACACTAATCATTGAAGGAGAAGAATATAAATTTGACCTTTCCTTTGATGTGGTGATTAGATTCTATGAATTGCTAGAAGATAAAAATTTAAAATCATTTGAAAAAATTAATAAAGCTTTTGATTTGTTTTATTTTGATGCTAAAGCTCCCATTAGTGATTTTACTTTCGAACAGAAGCAAGCAGCAATCGAAGAAATAAGTAATTATATACAAAAATGTCCATACGGAAATAACAATAATGATCAGGAATCCGGAGATACTGTGCCGGAAAAACTTTATTCTTATTCTCAAGATGCTGGAGCAATTTATTCCTCTTTTTTAGCAGATTACGGCATCGATTTATTAAAAGAAAAAGGAAGAATGCACTTTATCACGTTCAAAAATCTTTTATTTGGATTAAGCGAAAATACTCATTTTCAACGAATTTTATCTATTCGTTCTAGAAGTATTAATGGACTAGAAGGCGAGGCACTTACTAGCCTACTAGAATTGCAAGAGTACTATGCCCTTGATTCAGAAAAAACTGTAAATAATCTAGATGATCAACTTGGCAGTATGTTTGAAATGCTAGCGGCTCAAGCAAAAAAATAGAAAGGAGGTAATTAAAGAATGTCTGCAGATGCGACGATAAATATTGATGTCATGCTCTCTAACTTACCAAAATTTAAAACGGATGTTAGTTTTATCGATGAAATACTATCTAAATTAGGTGCAAATACCGGTAAACAAATGGATGAATCGTTTGCTATCGAAGCAAAATCAGTCCAAGAACACGCAGATGCTACTAAGAAAAAGATAGATGATACTTTAGGAAAAACAACGAAAGTAAAACTTACGGCAGATAATACTGATGTCAAAGAAAAATCAGGTGAAGCTAAAGATCAAGTATCGAAAATTCCGGAGAAAAAAAGCACAACATTCACAGCAGATACTGTACAAGCTAAAACAGAGACCAGAGAACTAGGAGAAACTGCAGAAAAAACTGAATCAAAATTTGTAGGTTTAAAAGATAAACTTACTATTGGAGCAGTAGCGGGTGCGACTTCTCAAGCAGTTCAAGTTATTACAGGAAGCTTTACAGATTTAGTAGGAGAAGGTTTAGCAGCTTCTGATTCAATGGATAAATTCCGTTCTACTATGAAGCTCGGTAATTTTGGGGAAGAAGAAATTGATAAAGCAGCAAAAGCAGTAAAAAAATATGCGGATGATACAGTTTATGATCTATCAGATGTTTCGAATACCACAGCACAGTTAGCAGCTAACGGCATTAAAAATTACACTGAATTGACTCAGGCAGCCGGAAACTTAAATGCTCAAGCCGGTGGTAATGCTGAAACGTTCAAATCTGTAGCAATGGTCATGACACAAACGGCAGGAGCGGGAAAATTAACAACAGAAAACTGGAATCAGTTGGCTGATGCCATTCCGGGCGCTTCTGGCGTACTTCAAGAAGCAATGAAGAAAAACGGTGCTTTTACTGGGAACTTCCGTGAAGCAATGGAAAAAGGCGAAATATCTGCTGATGAATTCAATACAGCCATTACTGAATTAGGTATGAATGATGGTGCGGTTAAAGCAGCTAAGTCTACTTCGACCTTTGAGGGTGCAGTTGGTAATTTACGAGCCAATGTTGTTTCTGGAATTATGGACATTATTAATCATTTAGGAAAAGATAACTTGACTGGCATGGTCAATAAGGCTTCTGATGCAGTGGTAGGTGTATTTCAACACATTGCAGATGTCTTTTTATATTTCCAAAAACATGAGGATACTCTTACGAATATTTCCAATAATGTAAAAAAAATAGTTGGAGCCTTGTTCTCAGGGGTATGGGAAGAAGGTAAAGATTTACTTTTTGATGTCGGTAAAATGCTTGGATTAGTTGATGAAAATGCCCAAAGTGTTAAAGACCCCCTTGAATTAATTAACGAAATAATTGGGAAAATAGCCAAACATAAAGATGAAATAAAGCTCTTTGGTGAAGCACTGGTTATAATGTTTGCTGTTAAAAAAGGCTATGAATTCATTACCATGTTAAAAGAAGCAAAAAAAACTTTAACGGAAATGACTGCTATTGAAACAATTACTGATTTTTTAGGCGGTGGAGGGTTCTCGTTTGGCAAAAAGGCAAGTACTAAAAATATAGGAAATGTGGGTGCTGAAATTGCTGAAACAATCTTACCAAAAGGTGGTAAAGGAGTCGCTACTATTGCTGATGATGCACTAGAGTCTGTTTCTAAACTAGGTGGGTTAGCAAAACTAAGTAAAGGAGTAAGCAAAGTGCTACCTTTTGCTGGGGTACTTGCCAGTGCAACTGAACTGTTGGGTAAAGGATCAGCTTCTTCAAAACTAGGGGCTTTTGGTGGTTCTTTAGGCGGAAGTGCGGCAGGAGCAGCTATTGGAACTGCAATTTTACCAGGAATTGGAACTGCAATTGGTGCAGGATTGGGTGGACTTGGCGGAACTGAATTAGGTAAAAATCTAGGGAAAGATATTGGCAAAGGATTTAAAAGCTATGCACCTAATTTAACGAACCTTTTGGGAGATATAGGACATGATATAACTAAAAAATTTAGTAAAAATGTAGGATCAAATGCAAAAGAGCTTTCAAAAACTTACACCAAAGAGATGGAAAAACTTAATAAAATAGCTGTCAAAACACCGAAAGGCGATAAAGAATTAAAGAATCAGAAAGCCCGAACGATTGAAATATTCAAAGATATGTCAGACTCTATACAAAAATATTATAAAAAGAAAGAAAAATCATCTAAAAGTGATTATGATTATTTCGTTAAAAATGGATTAATGACCCAAAAAGAAGCTGACAAAGCCCTAGCTAAACAAAAGAAAAATGATGATGAACAGAAAAAGAATCATCAAAAAGCTCTCAAGGCTATGCAAGTTTATTCTGGTGAACATTATGCCAATGTGGAAAAAATCGAAAAAGGTGGTACCAAAAAACTCCAAGATATCGCAAAAAAATATGGAAAAGATAGTAAAGAATATAAAAAAGAATTGAACAAAGAGTTAGAAGAAGAGCAGGAAAAATATGCTAAAAACATGAGTAAAGCGCAGTCTAAGCTGAACGAGCAAATTAGCAAAGAAACGAAAATAGCTTCGGGAAAACAGCTAGATATTTTGCAGGATTTGAAAGATCATAAGGGCAAACTCTCTCATGAAGAAATGAAAACTGCTATCTTAAATTCTAAAGAACAACGTGACACGATCATTAAAGATGCCAAAAAAACAGCAAATGATTCAATAAGTGCCGCTGATAAAAAATACAAAGAAACTGTTGAAAAAGCAGACAAAGAACGTTATGAAAATGGGACTATGTCCAAGAAGCAGTATGATGAGGTTGTGAAACAAGCAAAGAAAGAGCGAGATGATGCTGTCACAGCTGCTACTGAGAAAAGGGATAAATCAATAAAGAAAGCCCAAGAAACTCATAAAGAAGTAGTAGATCAAGCAACCCAACAGGCCGGAGAACACAAAGGTGCTGTTGATGGTGAAACAGGTGAAGTTGTAGGCTCTTGGGATGAAATGAAAACAAACATGGGATCCATTGTTGAAGGTGTCGCACACGGTATTGGCCATTTGATACATGCATTGAACAAAGATTGGGGAAACGACCTTATTAAGTTTAAATTTGGTGCTCATGCAAAAGGTTCTAGTGGATTGACCGAAGACGAAATTGCTCTGGTTGGGGAAGAAGGATTCGAGCTTGCTCATCATCCATCTAAAGGTATTTTCCCTGTGGGTGTTAGCGGTCCAGAAATTCGTCCTCTGCAAGCTGGTACTTCAATTTTACCCCATCATATGTCTAAAGAATTCTTGGCAATGACAAAGGGGCTACCCGCACACAAAGACGGTGTCTGGGGTACTATCACGAATATGTTTGATTGGGTTAAAGATAAAGCTAAAGATGTATGGTCTTTCGTTTCAGATGGTGCCGGCAAAGCTTATGATACGATTGCTGATAAACTTGGTGTCTCTGACTTTTTAGATAACCTTGGTGATTCAGCTGAATATAAAGTTGCTGCAGGTGGTATCTCTAATATAAAAGATAAGATTATCGAATACGCACAAAACTTCTTTGATAAGTTTAATGAAGAAAATGGAGGCGGCAGTTTCGATGGTGCAATGGCAGATAATGTCTATAAATATTTAGTAGATATTGCAAACCAAGCCGTTAGGAAATTCGGTATGAGCGGGATTACTTCAGGTTACCGACCAGGAGATCCATATTGGCATGGGAAGCATCAAGCGATTGATATTGCTTATCCATCAAGTATGAATGGTTCAAGCAAATATTTTGATCCTGCAAACTGGGTATTTGAGAATTTTGCCGATAAAGTTGGGTATGTTATCACACAAGGGAAAGTGCGTGATAGAACTGGACAATCGGGTCAACCAGCAACTGGTTCATGGGAACCATGGCCAGATAATGATCATTACGACCATTTGCATATCACTGGTAAATTAGGATCAGGAGATATTTTCAAAGCAGGAGGCGGTAGTTCTCCTGCTGGTTCAGGTGCTGAAAGATGGCGAAGCCAAGTAATTGAGGCTGCAAAAATGATCGGATTTCCAACAGATAAAGGGCATATAGACAGAATCATTAGTCAGATCCAAACAGAATCAGGCGGAAATGAGAAAGCTGTTCAAGGTGGTTATACAGATATTAATACCATTACTGGAGACTTAGCAAAAGGATTGATGCAAACGATTAGTGCTACTTTCAATGCTTATAAGATGCCAGGTCATGGCAATATTTTTAATGGATATGATAATATCTTAGCCGGTTTAAGATATATCATGGCTCGATATGGAACAGGTGCTGGCTTCTTTGCAAATATCGGAATGGGGCATGGTTATGCTGACGGTGGAGAAATAAATGGTCCTGAATTAGCATGGATTGGGGAAGACCCTGCTTATCCAAAAGAATTTATGATAAATCCTGCTAAACCTTCTGCAGATGACTTGATTATAAAAGCAATCCGCTCGAGGGAACAATTTAGACCTGCTTCAGCAAATAATGTATCAAGCAATTCGAGTGGATTTTTAACAAGCGAAATTTCAGAAAGTTCACTTCAGAAGTTGTCTCAAGCTCTGAATAATCGTCCAGTTAAGGTAATTAGTCATCTAGACGGTAAGAAAGTCAGCCAAAGCGTAGATGAATATACTGGTTCGTCATTAGCAAGAAAACTATATACGAGAGGAAAGAATTTCAATGGATGATAAAACATCAGTATTTCTCCAATTTAGTACAGGTAAATTTGACTTACTAGCAAATTACCGAATAAAAATCATTGATATAAAAATTGGGATGCCAGTACCTAAAAATGAATTTTTTTCTTATGCAGGTTCAGTAGGAAAAAAGCTGCTGACACACTCATTTGATTCTTTTCCTATTACTTTTGAATTTGATTATTTTGCAGACAATCTAAATGATCTTATTTTGACTGAAACAGAATTGAGAGAACTATTTAATAAAGAAGCTGAATACTACTTTATCTATACGAAAGAACCTGGTAAAAGATACCCAGTGATCGTTGAGAGTATGACTGTAACCAAAAAGGCATATTTTAAAGGAAATTGCGTTGTATCATTTTCTGCCTATAAAGGATATTCTGAATCGATGGCAACGACTTTATCTGATTTCAGTTTGGATGAGGATTGGCAGTTTTCTCAAGGTCTAGTTTCTGAAGACTTTAGTTATACGCACAATACTAGTTTCTTTAAGATTTTTAATGCTGGCAGTTTTGGAATTGATCCGAGAGAGTCAGATTTACGTATTACCCTAGAAGGAGAATCAGAAGGAAATGTGACTATTTTCAACAAGACCACAGGTGATCGTTTCATTTATTATCCTTCTCTCTCAACTAATTTAGGGCAGACGTTAGTTTTGGATGGCGTATACCCAAAATTGAATGGTGTAAGCTGTGGTATTGATACAAACCATGGACTAATCACTTTAGCTGAAGGAGTAAATGAAATCGAAATTCAAAATATTACTAGAGTGAAATCTTCTTGGGATTTCCGTTTCTTGTATAAGTAGGTGATACTTTGAAAAACATATTAATACGCAATTATGAAGAAACAAAAGAGGAAATCCTTATTAACTACGATAAGGATTCTTTTTCTGTCTCGTGGCAACAAAATGAAACGTGGGAGTTATCTGTGACTGTACCAGAGACAAAAAGGAATCAAATAACTTTTGATTTAATTGACTATGAAAACTATGTTGTTTTTGATGGTCAGCAGTATTCAATCAAGCAGATGAGACCATATGCTTCTGGTAGCCAAATCTATAAAGATGTAGTAGCAACTCATGTCTATTACACTATTCAAGATGGATGGCAATATGACACCATATCTGGAACAAAATCAATCAATGATCTTTTGACTCATATTTTTAAAGCTGGAAACCGAGGATTCAGTTGGGAAGTTGTAGATCCCAACAATGTATTTTTAAAAAAGGAACAGGAGAACTTTGGAAATGATAATTATTTAAATCTTATTAATGAAATTTTGGAAGATTACGGTGCCGTTGTGATACCAAACAATAAGCACTTAGTATTTTATCCCATTTCAGAATATGGAAATATAACTGAGCAACAAATCCGATATAAATATAATACAGATGAAGTGTCGTTTGATATTGATACTTATGCTTTGAAAACACAAATTAAAGGGTTTGGTAAGAAAAAAGAAGACGACTCGTATTATTTTAGTCCAGTTACTTATACCAGTCCCGAATCACAGAAATGGGGAATCAGGATACAAGACCCAATAGAAGACGAACGTTACACTATTCAAAATAATATGATTGAATATCTAAAACAACAGTTACACGACTATCCAGATGTTTCAGGATCCGTAACACTAAAATGGGCTGTATCTCTTAATAAAGGGGATAAGGTTCTTTTTGTTTATGAACCTTTGAATATAAGTACCTACATTCAAGTTGTGGGAATTACTGATTATCCAGCTATCCCTAATAAAGCGCCAGAGATTGTATTATCAAATACCAAGAAAACAATCACTTCAATACTGGCAAATCTTGCTAAGAAAGGGCTGATGTAAATGGGGTTAATTAAATTATTATCAAACAATATTGCTTTGAAGTGGAAAGAAACATTTAACCAAAATGTTGATTATCTGAACAATCTTGAAAAGAAATTGTCTGACCAAGACAAATCAACGAACAGTCGTATTGATAATCTCGTAATCAACTCGGGCGGGGATTCGCCAAACGAAGTAGTGGATGCACGGGTAAACAATAGAGGAGAAACCTTTCCTACGTTACACGGCAGATTGGTAGAACATGAAAACCTAACAGATGAACAAATTAGTGAATTAATTACAAATGCCGCTAGTCAGAAAGAACAAGTAGAGCAATTAAACAAAGCAGTCCAACAAATCATTGGAGGGTATAACGAACCTATCAGTATCTATGTTTCAAAGGATGGAAACGACCAGACTGGAGATGGATCTCAAGAGAAACCATTTCTCACGATTCAAACTGCAGTCAATTCAGTTCCGCTAATTACTACATCATCTGTCACCATCTGGATTAGCGATGGGGTGTATTTGGAAGATGTATATGTCAATGGTTTAACATTTAGAACATTTGTCATACGTCCTTTAAATGATACAAGCACATTAGACCCTCAAGTGTCTGATTGTCCAGTAAAAGTTAGAAGTATTATGTTCGCAACGTGCACTGGCTATTGTCAAATCGTCGGAATGCAGATCGTTGACACTGCAAATTCTCCACTTTTTCAAGGAAGACAGTATGGAATTGTCAATGAACAGAGTGGCTATATGGCTATTAGTCAATGCAAATTTGCGGAGAATACTAAATCATTGGCATATAACGCTGTATACGTAGGTGGGACTTCTAAGATGAATATGTATGGTTCAACAACATTCATTAATCAAGACATAGCTGTGCAAGTTCGTCTGCTATCAGAGTTTAGTGTGGGCGACTTGAAGGGTTCAGGCAATAACATTGGGGTGTACGTTGATGCAGCAACTGCTAGATATGCCAAGCCAGCTGCAGGATTTGCAACAACTGAAAATAAAATTATCGGCAGAGGTTTGATTATCAACAATGGGCAGGTGTTAAGCTGATGGTTTATAAAATGAATGAATCGATCATTGTGATTCAAGCAGAAGCAACTAAGCCTAATGATACGAATGTTGTTTTTTGGTCGCATGATCGAGGAACAGCTAAGCTTCGAATGAAGTTAGTAAGAAAAAACGGAATTCCTCAGAGCCTACCAGAAGGAACTACTGTTCCTATTCGTCTGATATTTAGATTTGCAACAGCAGAAGGTGGATATGGAAAACATGACTATCTTGCGACAATTGAAGATCGTGTGAATGGCATTGTATCTATCGTATTAGAAGATAATATTTTAGGATATGTCGGTAAAGTAGAAGGTAGCGTATATATTGATTTCCCAGACGACCGCTCGTTAGATACAGCTGGTCGTTTTACTTTTGACATTAAACGCAGTCCAATTGATGATAGTACGCCAGAACTAGAAGACTATTATTTCAATGGTTTTAGCCAGACAATCGATAAAATCGAAAAAATTCTAGCTGATGGAAAGCAAGAAATTGATCAGAAAATTGCGGAATCCGAAACGCAGATTGATGCGAAAGTAAAAGACACAAACGACAAAATCACGAAAGCCAATCAAGATGTCGCAACTCTCAATACTAATATTGATAAAGCGAATGATCGTATTGATCAAGCCAATCAGCAACTCAGCGACCTCGGCAAGCTGAAAAAGATGTACAGTAACAGCATCGACTTCGGGGACTATGATTATTCTGGGAATCCGAATTTAATAATACCGTTAAAAGCTAGTAATTTTTATACGCAGTCTGGTGTTACTGTGGAAGATGCTGGGAATGCCTTAAAAGTAACTTTCACTAAAACTGATGGGGCTGCTTTTTTAGAATCTATGAAAAATATTCCAGCTTTATTACCAAATACTCAATATACATTAAGTGCAGATGTTACCGTTTCTGAGGGATACACAGGTAAACTAGAAAATTTAAGGTTAGGTTATAGGAAAAGTCCTAACGGAACAATTATATTACCATTAACAGGTAAAGAAGCTATTGTTGGTCAGAAGACTAGGATATCTATAACAGCCAATTCTAGCACTGCAACAGATCCATCAAAGTTCGATAGAATGTACTTCACAATTAATACAACATCAACAGACCCATTTGTCGGAACGGTTTTAATCGAAAATATTAAAGTTGAACGTGGCTCTACAGCTACCCCATATCAACCTAACTTACTAGATGACCCTTACTGGCTAGGTAAAGCGCCTTTGGGTGAGAATATCGCAAACAAAGATGTTCAGTTTCCTATTACTACAACTGAATACTCTGTTTATTCAAAAGCCAATGTAGAAGACTACAAAGTTAACCAGAAATATGTGTTAACTATGAAAGCAACCAAGCCAGCAACTCAGCGATTTATAGCATATCTAAACGGCGGTACAATTAAAGCTGCTGATTTGTATCCAGTTGAAGGATTAACAGATACATGGCAAGGAGAGTTCACAGTAACACAGGCTAGCATAGACGCAGGCGGCCTACGAACTCTAGCTGTATATCAGTTTCCAAGTGAAACAAAAGGTACTGTAAAAATAGACTGGCTCAAGATTGAAAAAGGAGACACCAGAACCCCTAATATTAGTCAGTTTAAATACTTCGGTGAAGGCTTGAAAGACAGTAACAATCCGAACGACTACAGCTGGGACATCACAGCTGAATATACTGAAAAAGGCTTGAATGATTCTGTGAGCTTAACTGAGCCACAATCTGTAGATGGAACTAAGAATTTTTTAGAAACCCCTCTAGTTAATGGAAAAAATGTACTGGTAGAAGAAAAGCCGTTGCCTTATGAAGCGTGGCATTCAACAGGAACTGAACAAACTGGAATTTCTAATAAAGCTCGGTTAATTATTGGACCAGTAGCAACCACTATTGGAGCAAAATTGAATCGATCCATGAAAGAGAATCCGTTGACTTGGAATTCTGGAAATTGGCAAGCCACAGCTAATCGAGACTGTACTTTGTTAGTAGAAGGGTTAGTTAGATATCAGTTTGGCGGATCAACAGCTGGCCAGTATGGTTATATTACTTTTTATAAAGACGATGCTCAAACTAGTTCTATTGGTTTCGCAGGTGGTGTTGGTATAAATGGAACTGCATTGCAATGGAAGCATGGGCTTCACTTTAGTAGAATTTTCGCGTTGAAAAAAGGAGAGTACTTCAATATCACTTTTGAAACTCAGGATGGTAAGAAGTTAGATTTTTCTCAAATAAACACGCTGCACATTATGGAAATAGAATCTTAGATTAAAGGAGTGAAACGAATGAAAAACATTTGGAAATACGGACGTACTGGAGGAGAGTACGCAGGAAAAGTATTGGACGACATGCTTGTATCCGTTCCTTACACGGATCAGCCACCGCTTGAAGGGATTCGTGTTGATGGCGAACCACTAACGATTGCTGATCAGATGTTTGATCCTAAACTGAACCAATGGATTGTTTTAGTGAATGTACTAGATCACAACGATTTAAACAATCTCAAAGCGATGTATGAGTCGTTAGAAAATGAGAACGGCGATTTAAAACAGCTCAACGCCAAACTCATGCTAAACAATGTAGCAATTAAACAGGAAAATACTGCATTGAAAGAAAAAGCGGATAGTTTAGCGCAAATCAATTCAAAAATGATGCTTGCTTCGTTACAAAATAGCAAAGACATTTCAGAAATTAAAGAGCAACTAAATCCAGCTTCAAAGGGAGGTGAGTAGTATGTTTAGTTTTAGCGATGTGAAAATGATGTATGATTGGGGCTGTTTTACTGACGATCAAGTTCGTCTATTCGTTCCACTATGCATTACAGACGAAGAAGCAGATAAAATTATTAGCAAAGAAGAGAGCGCATCTTAAGTGATGCGTTTTTTTGTTGGAAAGTTGGTGGAACATGAAAGAAGAAGCGCTCCAAGACGTTGTGGAGAGATTAGTAAGAATTGAAACAAAATTAGACAACTACGAATCACTTAGAGAAAAGGCTGATAGTGCAAAAGATTTGGCAGATAAAGCCTATTCAGTAGCACTAAACAATGCAGAAGACATCAAGGAAATGAAGAACAATAATAAATGGGCTTGGGGCTATATGATTGGCTTAGGCATTACAATCATTGGCTATTTCTTGACTAAATTGTAAAGGAGGTGAGAAGAAATGATTTTACCAGATAAGTATTATCAAATCATTAAATGGACGGTTTTAACAGCTTTACCAGCTGCATCTGTTTTAGTAGCCACGTTAGGAAAAGCGTATGGATGGAATGGAACAGATATGACAGTACTCACTATCAATGCAGTAGCGACGTTTTTAGGCGTTATCACTGGTGTGTCGGCTTATAATTTGAAAAAATAGGAGGAAACAAATGAAGAAGAAAATTACTATTACTGCGATGAGCCTATTAACGGCTCTTTTTTTATTGCCAATTAATGGGTTTGCTTATACGATCAACAATGAATTTAATTTGGGCGCAAATGAAGGTAGCTCTCAAGTAGCAAATAATCAGTACATTTTACTGCATGAAACGGCTAATGAAACAGCAACAGGACGCAATGAAGCGCAGTATATGCAACGTTCATGGACTAGTGCTTACACTGCTTACATTGTGGGAGACGGCGGAATTGTTTATCAAGTCGGTCAACCTGGTTATGTACAGTACGGTGCTGGTTCGTATGCTAACGCTAACAGTCCTGTGCAAATCGAGTTACAACACACACATGATAAAGCAACGTTTGAGAAAAACTACAAGGCATACGTTGAATTGGCTAGAGATTCAGCAATAAAATATGGTATTCCATTAACATTAGACACGCCTTATAACCAACCAGGAATCAAATCGCATTTATGGGTAACACAAAATATTTGGGGCGATCATACAGATCCTTACGGTTATCTTTCTGAAATGGGTGTAAGTAAAGAAAAACTAGCCTATGATTTGGCTCATGGTTTTACGGATGATAATCCAACTACTTCGGAGGATAAACCAGTAATTGATCCAACTCGAGCAGGTGCTGCAAATTCTACGCTGACAGATGGAACAAATTACGCCCACATTGATCAGTTCGGAGAAATCGAAAACGCAAACTTGCATGTGGCTGGATGGCACATTGCTAACTATAAATACGAGTATATTTTCATTATGGACTACAATACTGGGAAAGAATTAGCTCGAGTAAGAGCTGATGGAATTTATAGACCAGACGTAAATCAAGCTTATAATACTTCTGGAAATGTTGGTTATCATGTATCTTTCAATATGCGTAATTTTCCTAATAAGAAAGTCTATGTAATGATGCGGGCAACGAATGATCCAGAGGGAAACACTAAAGGCGGTGCGCAAGATTTCCATGACAAACGTTGGTATTTAAATATTCCGCAACGATAAAAAAAGCCCCTCGTTGAGGGACGGTACTTGGAAACATATATAATATTTTTGTTACAAAATTAATATTATGAATGTCACAAAGTGGCGCTTTAATGTCATAAACGTTTAACTTGAACTTATGTTCCCCGTATGTTAAAGTGATTTTATAATCCTCAAAGATTATGTTTGCCAACAGAAGCCTTAGGACACTTGTTTTTAAGGCTTTCTTTTGATTTAATTGATATTGGCAAATTATAATGAAATGAGGTATTAATATGGTAAAGAAAACATTTAAATGTGAATATTACCAAGTTGTGGAACACATAGAAGGAGAAAATAGAGAAGCTTACTTTGATTATCAAAAATGGGCAGAGGAGACTATGAAAATCAAGTTAGAAGAAAGAAAGCATCCGTATAAGGAAGATAGTGTTAGACTTGAAGAAACATATTTCCATCCAACTTATAATATGTTATTTACAAGGTATATGCGAGGTAGAATTACCGATGTACCTTATTTAGCTAGAGATAATTCTAAAAGCGAACCTATAGTTTTAGAAGATGGACAGTATGTTAGTGAAGATGTGACGTGCTTATATGATTCCACGAATCATGTATTAATGATACAAAAAAATTCACATAGTGTTTCTCCTATAGGGATTGAACAATACCTTAATGATACAACTCCTCCGAATATAGAAGTAAAATTGAGAAAAGTTGTTGCTACTGATAGTTTTGAGAGAGCTAGTAAAGCTAAAAAATGCAGAAAAATTATAGTAAGATTAGCAGATATTCAAACGTTACGTCGGAAAGGAATATTATCTAATTTAAAAAGTTCCGTTGGTAAAATGGTTCAGTCTACAAAAGAAATTCCTTCTCCTTATTTAGAATTTACATTTTCTGTGGGGATGGATAGAGGTGCTGAGATTGATGAAACTGAGTTTGATAATATCATTTCTGATATTAAATCAAATCCTATTGCATTTGATCGAGCTAAAGTATCTATAATGGAAGAAAATGAAGCGAAAATGAATATGGTTGATTTATTTTTAGATAGCCCTAGGGAAGAAATTAGTTTTGAGATAAATAAACCCAACAATCCTATAAGATTTGATGCAATGATGGATAAAATGGGACAAAAATACTGTACAGGAGAAAATAGAGAAAATAGAAGAAAAGTGATTAATAGTTACCTACGCCAATAAACTGAGGTGTTTAAATTGAAACAATCAAAAACAGAAAAAATAATTAATATCATTATGAGTAGTGTGTCGTATATCATTGGAATTCTAGTTGCGTGGCTCAATTATAGAATGGATATTATAAATATTAATTTAGCAGGGCTAGACTCTGTGTTAGAATCGATTGTTAACTATACATCTATTATTATTGGAGTTTTAATCGCTCTATTTGGTATTATAGTTACACTTACAGATAAAGATATTATGGTAAAACTCCAGAAAGGGAGAGGAGATAAAACTATATTTAGATATAGTGTAGAAACATTAATTAGTAATTTTATTCTGTTAATTTTAACTATATTTTTACAATCAGTAGTTAAAATGAAGCCGCATCCTGATTTCTCCAATTTTACGGTGCAACTTTGGTTTTTTATGTTCGTTTTTTCGATTGTTTCATCAGTCAGAA